ATACTAATTTACAATTATTACAACAGGCAGTATCAGGTTATGTAGAGGTAACTTTAAGTTCTGGTAATGTTGATCTAAGTTTAGCAGACGGATCGGCGACCGCGAATGGTAAAAACCTATACATAAAAGTTGTAGGAACTTTATCAGGTGATGCAACTCTAACAATGCCAGCATCTACAACAGGCGGTAATGCTAACAGAGTATTTTTTGTAGAAGATGGAACTACCAGAGGCGGAGCTGCGGACAGTCACACTATAAAATTATTAACAACAGGACAAAGTGCATCTACACAAGTGCCTCTTCCTGAAGGTGCAACAGTTTTAGTTTATTCAAGAGGTAGTGTACCAGCAACAACATTAGGTATGCTACAAAAAGGATTTACAGAAGTAACAGCAGCTAGCAAAACAACATATACAGCTGTAGCTGGAGATCAGATCGGTGTAGACACAGTTGCAAACATTGTAACAATTACACTACCAGCTTCACCTGCACAGGGTGATGAAGTAACAATAATGGATGTATCTGCATCTAATGGTTTCGGAACCAACAAATGTGTGGTTGCAAGAAACGGATCTAATATTCGAGGTAGTGCATCTGATTTAGATTTAGATTCAAACAATGAATGCGTTACACTAATCTTTACAACTGCTACAAAAGGCTGGCAAATAAAATCAAGCAATTACACAATATAGGAGTAAAACATGCCGCTTACTCAAATCAAGTTTGCTCCAGGAATTGACAAACAAGACACAAGTGTTGGTGCGGAGGGTCGTTGGGTTGACTCTGATAATGTAAGATTTAGATATGGTTTGCCTGAAAAAGTTGGTGGTTGGCAATCATTATTATCTGATTCTATCGTTGGTGTTGCTAGAAAACAACACGCCTTTGTTGACACAGAGGGAAACAGATATGTTGCAATAGGAACAGATAAATTTTTACTTTTATATTTTGAGGGACAGCTTTTTGATATCACACCTTTTAGATGTAGTAATGCTGGAGTTGTTGATACTCTAACAAGCT